CTGTACTCGTTGCCTTGCCAGTAAATCGCCTTTGCCGGCAGCTGGTCGGCCTCGGCGCCGGCTGCGATCAGTTCGGCGGGTGTGTGCGGGATCGAATGCCCGTGAAAGCGAAGCACATCCGCACCGTAATCCGTCCCGTCCAATTCGAAGAGCAACACTTCGCTGCCAGGCTCAAGCACCTGGATGTCACTGATCAGCGGCATGGTTGCCCCTTATGGAAGAAACGATTGTGTGAAAGTCGTAGCCAGCGTGAATACACCGGCGCCGTTCGGGGTCACGCTCGGCGCTGTGGCTCGGTAGAAGCCCAACTCGCCAAGCGGTGGCGTCCAAAGGAAAGACTTGAAGCCAGCGTGCCGATCAAGAAACGCTTTGATCTGCAAGGCAACTGCTTCGCCAACAACGAAAGTCACTGGCCAACTGTCCGTTTTGTTGTTGATCCCATCACCCACCACTTGCTCGTAGCCGTTGCCGAACTTTGAACTGCGCACCCGATATTCCGGCGTGCTGGTCGGCTCCACTTTCGGACACCAGGTAAACGTTTCAACGGCCATTGACCACTCTCCAAATCGATCCACCTGGTCGAAGCTCTTCAGCAATCGCTTGTTGTGCCCCACGCTTCGCTACGTCGGCATATACCTGTCCGACAGCCTGCATATCCTGTTGCGATGATGCTCCACTGTCGGAACCGCTGACCTCGATAGTTTGCTGAATCAGCACCTGGTTGGCATTGATCGAACCACCGCTCGAACCACCGATGGCTTTTACGCCCAGCGATCCATCAGCAGTTCGGGCAAGCGGCATAATCGCTTCGTCTCCTGCCTCACCCATGATTCCGATGTCACCGCCAGCCATACCAAACGCGGTCGGCTTACTGACCACGTTGTTGGTGAATGCACTGCCCTTAGCGAACATCTGAACACCCGACGCCCAGGCCCCACCCTTCGCCTGGATGCTGCCTGGCGAGAAGTTAGACAGGTCGCCGCTGTAACCTGCCTGGGTAGAACCGGCAGATGTTGCCGCTCCAGATCCAGCGAAATAGCTAGTCCCCGCGCCGACCAAGCTACTCAGCAATGCCGAGCTGGCCTGCCGCGTTGCGATACGTGCCATGTCCGCTAGAATAGATTTCGTGAAGTCGGCGAACGATAGCTTCCCGGTCACGGCGAAGTTGACGATGGCGTCTTCCATGGAACTGAAAGCGTCTCCGAAAAGACTTCGAGTCTGACCAGCAACGTCCTTGGCACTGTCGAGATAGTCCTGCCACGCACCACGCGCACCATTGGTCCAGTCGCTTTGGGCCGCATCCATCTGCGCCCAACCTTCTTTCATGGCCTCAATTTGTTTGGGCAGGTAAGCATTGGTCAGGTCGATTTGGTCTTGCAGAGCCTTGCGCTGCTGATCGGTTGTGGCAGTGGCGAGCTCTGTCCGCAGGGACAAAACCTGATCGTTGGTTTGCCGCTCCAACTCCAACCGCTCCAGGTAACGATCAGATTCCTTGCTCCCCATTCCGACGGCTGCGGCTTGGGCGGCGTACTGCGCCCGCTGATTGTTCAACTGCCGCTCAAGGTCCATCTGGTATTGAAGCGCCTGCGAGAGGCCATTTGCGGAGTTGACCGCTTCGTTGAACTGGCTGGCGAGCCAAGCCGTGGCCTGTCCGTACTGCTCCTTGGTGATTTTTCCATTCTTCAGAAGAAGGTCAATCTGGGTTGTCTGCTTGGCGAATTCACTGGCCGCGGCACTTACTGGATCATAGGTTTGCCGAAGTTGGTCGAAAGCGGTGGCGGCCTGTTTTAACTGCTCTTTGAGCTTGTTCTGAGCATCGGTCGCTGATTTGGTCGTGCCGTTTAGCTGCGCTACCTGTTTGTCGATTGCAGCGATTGCACGCGCGTAGCGGTCAGCGTTGTCAGGATCCTTGGCCATGGCGGCCACCAGGGCGGCGCGATCCTGCTCAAGTTTGTTCAGCCTGTCATAGGAATCCAGCAACTTCTGGGTCGCGACGTTGTTTCCGGTACGAGCAGCAGCGACTTTTTGCTCCTGCTGCTCGACCTGTTTATTCCCCTCGACAAGCTTCTGGTCACCCCAGCCGCGCAATTCGGTGTATGCCTTGTAACTGGCAAGACGATCGTCCGATGCCTTCTTTGCAGCCTGAAGATCCTGGCCAAAAAGGTCACCCACAAACAGCGTCGGGTTGGTGGCGAACTTGTTCAGCCCGCCTTCTGCTTTGTTGTACGCATCCAAAGAGCGATTGGTGTTTTCCTCAGTGGCGACACCCGCCAGGTGCTGCTTCTTCTTATCGCGAGAAAAAAAGGCGGTGACCCGCTCGAGGTCGGTCATCATCGAACGAAGGTCGTTGGGTAGCTGGGCAAGTCCACTGGCCGCTGCGCCTGTCAGCTTTACGACCAGTGCCGCCAGATCGGCCATACCCTGCTGAAAGCCTGGGTCTTTGACGATGTCGCGCAAGCCGTCGAGCGAGTTTTGCAGTGGACTCATATCGACATTGGCGAGGCCAGAGACGAACTCGTTACGCAGTCCCTCCGCCTGGGCTTGCAGGTCCTGAATGATTTCGTTCGCCCGCACCAGGTTAGCGATCTGCTGAGGATCCATGGCGATGCCAAAGTCCTTGGCCTGCGCGAGATACTTCCGCAGGCTTTCGCCACCCTGATCGAGCAGCGGCAGCATTCGCGACAAGTCGTTGCCCAGGCTTTCGAGAATGTTGATCTTCTCGGACTGGGTCGAGACGGACTTGAGCCCATCGGCAATAGCCAAAAGCTGCTTGTCCGGCGACAGTGCCGCGAGATTTTCAGCCGACAGGCCGAGCTTGTTCAGCCCGTCAATCGCTTCACCGCCACCAGTAATGACCGCGTCACCGATCTTGTCCCCGATATCCTTGAAGATATCGGCCATCTTGTCGCCACTCAGGCCAGCACGCTCCGCTGCATACTGCCATTGCTGGAGAACAGTGGTGCCAATTCCGAGAGACTTTGCCCAGCGATCCGTTTCGGTAGTTGCCGCAGCGGTGTTCTTCAACATCACCAGTGACGCGGTACCGACACCGAGAGTTGCCGTTACGACGGTGGCCAGGGCGCCGCCAATCTTCTTGCCCGCTTCTTCCGCACGGGCCTGCATTTCCTTCATGCGTTTTTCAGTAATGCGGCCGGCCTTATCCATGCCCTGCTCGAACCCGCCGATGCGGGCGATAAGATCCAGCGTCAGGGTGCCAAGAGATCGGGTAGCCATGGGTTATTTCCTGTTGTGAACCGGGTCAAACCCATTCGGCCATTGCCGTTTCGAGGGAGACACCTGCTTTTTCCTGATGCGGCATGAAGTCGATCAACTCCGCTTTGCCTCCACCCATTCGATGAACCTGTAGCGCAACGATCGCACCCATCTGTTCAGCACGGGACGCCAGGTTGAATGAGCCGTGTTTGTTTCGATAAGCCACCCAGGCCATCGCTTCCGAATAGCTGATGCTCGCCTTGGCTTCTGCCACTGTCCGCCCGCCGACTCCGTTCAACACCAGTTCGTGCCAAAACTCATCGGCGGATGTCAGTTTTTTGCGCGGTTGGCTCCGGTGTTGTTCACCTCGTGAACGGCACCGAGAAGTGCCCAGCCAAGGCTTGGCTCAAGACGGTAGGCATCCTCGTAGGAAATAGCCTCCTCCCCTTTTGGGCCAAGCGTCACGCAGGTCGCGATGTACTTGGCGTTGCGGCTTTGTTCCGACTCGGTAGAGGAAAACAACTGCTCGATCATGCCGAACGATTGCGGCATGACATGGATGAAAAACTTGTTCTCGATCGGCTTACCCTTGCTGTCCTTGTGGTTCCAGACAACGGCCTTCTTCACCATGGCGCCGCCGACGATGCCGCCGGCAGCTTTCAATTCACTCAGGTTCATGGGCCGCCCTTACGTGGTTTTCTTGATCCAGGCGGAACCGCCCGAACGTTGAATGGTTGCGGTGGTGGTCACTACGGTGTTGGCCGCGAACGAGAACGGAAAGTCGGAGACATAACCTTCGAACACGAACCAGGTGCGCGTGGCCGGCAACTCGAAGTCGTCGCCACCGGTATCCAGCGTCGGGGGCGCAACACCGTCAGCCCAGCCCACCGCCCACTTCACAGTGGTTTCACCATCGGCTTCAGAAAGCTGATGCAGGCGAATGTGACTGGCGTTGTTCGGATCGGCATTCAGGCCTAGGGATGCTTGGCCCGGGGTGCGCAGACCCTTTTTATAACTGCGCTCTTTCGCGCTTAGGCAGGTGTCTTCGATCTGGTCTGCCGGCGCACCGCCTGGGTCAAAGCTGGTGGCGCATTCCACTTCCATGACTGTCAGTGGGCCGGTGCCGGTCAACGGTGGTACAAGGGCATAGACCTGCGTGCCCTGGGTGAGAATGGACATAGGTGTCTCCTGCGGACGAAAAAAAACCCGCACATGGCGGGCTGGGGATTGGCGATTGTTATCTGGGAACAAGCCAGTCGACGTCGAAGCTCGACCGATAGAGGTTGGTTGCGGTGTCTTTTTTCTCGCCCCCCCAGCTCACAATATTGGCCTTGAGCTCAATGGCGTGGACTATTGCGTCAGTGACCGATCTAGCGGATGTCGCGGTAATTGCGTAGACGTCGACCTGAAGTGTGAAGCCATCCAGATCCGGACGGCCCGAAAGGTAGTTTTCGGGGCTGCCGGTGATCAGTTGCCAAACGGCGTATGGCTTTGCCACACCCTCTGGCGCCTCGCCGAACGGATAGAGCCGGTGAGGCGTCACGCCAAGCAGCGCTCGGACGTCAGCGTCTGCGGAACACACAGCGAAGATAGGTGCTGCTGGCATCAGTTACTCCCTGCCGCCTTGGCCGCTCGCTTGATCGCACGATCAATGGCTTTCTCGTATTCGGTAACGAACGTATTGGTCGCCTCGCTGACGTGCTCAGCAAGCGCTTTACGCATGAAGGGCTGAGCTTGCATGTTCGCTGTACCGAACTCCAAAAGGCGCCAATGAGGTGTCGGCCCACCGGCGGAAACGTCTGGTTTTTGTCCGGCTTTCGCCAGCACCGCTCCCTGCATGACGCCGACCCGAAACCCCAAGTCGCCGGTTCGCTTAAACAGTCGACCGTTCCACCGCAACGCAATGTTGTTGGCGATGGAACGTCCTGTTTCGGCATCATCCAGCGCTTGAGCGCCCTCCTTGACTCTATCCGCAACGAGCTGCGCGGCCCTGCGCAATGCCGAACGCCCGCCTTTTCGCTTCAGGTCATAAGTTATGGCCTCGAACTTTCCGAGCAGCGAGTCCAAGCCAGAAATACTGAACTCGACCCCATCAGCCATCATTCAACCCCTTTGCTACCAGAATCGTGAGGTACTCAAGGCCCGATTGAGGATCAGGAAGCGGCGGGCCTTGGATATTGTAAACATCGCCCCGGTGAAGAATGCGCATCGTTGGCAGCACGCCGGCTCGATACCGAATGACCATGCGGGCCGATGCCTCGGACTGACCGGCCTGCGCCGCGATCAGGTCGCGAGCGCTGAGCGGTTCGACTGAGGCAGGAACCTTGTCCCACACCGTCGTCCAGCCCTTGATCTCTTCGCCGGTGACCGGGTCTTGGGTCAGGCCGGGCGCTTGGAAGGTGATGCGCTGTCGCAATCGGCCGGCTTGCATTAGACACCCAGCCGGATGCGATACGGCATCAGCAGAGACTTGGAGGCCAGCGGCAATTCTGTAGCAATGGTTCCGGTCACCACTTCTTCGCGATTCGCAAACAGGTGACCCAGCTTCAGCAGACAGGCCGCCGTGATCGCTGCGTTGACCACAATGGCGTAGTCGTCCATATCGATAGACTCATAAGTGTCAGCGAGTGATTGCCTTGCCTGCTCGATCAGTCGACAGCGGAATTCATGGTTATCGGGTAGATCGGCAACCGCTATCGCTGCGGCATAAACGTCGCGTGCGGCGCGGGTGCGTTGGACAGTTTCAGACTTTGCCGCATTCACAGCGGCCTGATCG